TTCACAGAAAGAAGACGTTAAAGTTATCTTGCAATTCTAAGAGATATGCCACAGGAAACTAATCTCAATGTCGCTCCATATTTTGACGACTTTGATCCACAATCAAATTACTACAAGGTTTTATTTAAACCTGGTTTCCCAGTTCAAGCAAGAGAACTAACTGGTCTGCAGTCCATTCTGCAGAATCAAGTTGAAGAGATGGGTAACCACTTCTTCAAAGAAGGTGCAAAGGTTATTCCTGGTGATCTAACTTATGTTAAAGATTTTTATGGTATTCAAATTGAACCAGAATTTCTAGGTATCCCTGTTGGTATCTATTTGGATCAGATCGTTGGTACAACTATAACTGGTGCAACTTCTGGTGTAACAGCAAAGGTTGTTACATATATTACTAATGAAGAATCAGAAAGAAATGTATATACTCTTTATTTGAACTATGAAAACTCTGCGACTTCGGATGAGGAAGTAAGTACTTTTTTAAGTGGAGAAATTTTATTAACCAGTAAAAATATTACCTATGCTTCGACCTTTATCTCGGCAGGAGAAGGTTTTGCAACTTCAATCCCTCAAAACGCACCAATCATAGGTTCGTCATTTAACATCGCTGATGGTGTATATTTTATAAGAGGTTATTTTGTCAATGTGAGTTCTCAAACTCTTATTCTTGATCAATATAGTAACACTCCCTCATATAGAGTTGGTTTAGATATTTTTGAGGAGATTGTATCTTCAGATATTGATGAATCTCTAAGTGACAATGCTCAAGGTTTTAATAACTTTACTGCTCCAGGTGCTGATCGATTGAAGATTAGTACAACTCTTGCAAAAAAATCACTTGACAATTTTGAAGATGCAAGTTTTGTCCAATTATCAGAAGTAAAGGATGGTGAATTAAGAGTTGTAAATTCAAACACAGACTACAACTTTATTGGTGACGAATTTGCAAGAAGAACTTTTGATGAATCTGGCAATTATTATGTCAAATCTTTTAGAACAGCTGTTAAAGATAGTCTGAACGATAATCAGGGAAATAGAGGTATATTCGAAGAGGGCCAATCCACCGATAATGGTCAAACCCCTAGTGACGATATAGGAATCTACAAGATAAGTCCTGGAAAGGCTTATGTCAAAGGGTATGAAGTTGAAACAATAAGCCCAACTCTGATTGACTTTGATAAACCAAGAACTGTAAAGAGAGTCAAACAACAAGCAGTTAATTTTGGTTTTGGACCTACTCTCAGATTAAACAATGTCAATGGTTCTGCAACTATTGGTATCAACACAAGTTTAACATTAAGTTTAAGAAATAAAAGAGTAGGAAGTAATGCATTAGTTGCTGCAGGTAAAGAAGTAGGTATTGCAAGAGTATATGATTTTGCTCTTGAGTCGGGTGCATATAATTTAAATAATTCAAACATCAACCAATGGGACCTTTCATTGTTTGATGTTCAAACATATACTGACATTTCAGTCAATGAAGCGGTCACTCTTAACACATCAACTCATATTAAAGGTGAGTCTAGTGGTGCCGAAGGTTTCTTAAAATATAATGTTTCTGCAGGAACAGCTCTTACTGCATACAATGTTAATGGAAACTTCCATAAAGGTGAGAGACTTCTGTTCAATGGTATCATTGACGATTCAAGATTTGTAACCAGTGATACAAATTATTCATTATCAGATGTTAAGTCAGTTCACGGTATTGTGGGAACTGCTAACACATTCTCTGGTGACACAATTCAGACAAAGGTTCGTAGTTTTGGTTCTGCAAATGTAGCAGCAGAGAGTGGTTCTCAATCATTAGTTTCAATTCCAGCGGATCCTGGGTTTACTTTTGTTGGTATTGTAACTGTAGGAAATATAGTCAGATATTCAAGAAATGCTTTTGATATTCAAAGTCTTGGTAGAGTTGTAAGTGTTGGAGCAACTAATTTTGCAATTGAGGCTGTTCAATCGGTAACTGGAGTATGTAATGGTGCACTTCCAACATCAGTTGAGACAGTTCAAAATCTTGAATTAATTACAACAAAACAAGCTGGTGGTAAAGGGTCAGGTAACATATCTGGTAATGATGCATTGTTTACAACTTTACCTAAAGTTAACATTGAATCAGTAAATCTTGTTGGTTCTGACATTACGATAAGAAGACAATATAATACATCAATCACAGATAATTCAACTCCATCTATTAATGCAGGAGAAAATGAGGTATTCTTACCTTATGATGAAGAAAGATATACTCTTATTAGATCAAACGGGAGCACAGAAATTTTATCAGAAGATAGATTCTCCCTGACTAATGGTTCAACCACTTTAACAATTAATGGTCTTGGTGCAAATGATGTCAATTCGAGATTGATTACAACTCTCAGAAAGAGCAATGTAAAGGCAAAAACAAAAATTAGAAATATCTCAAAAGACATTATTATTAATAAGTCTAGGGATGCTGCATCTGGTATCGGTTCTACGACACTTGATGATGGTCTTGTTTATGGAAACTATCCTTATGGAACAAGAGTTCAAGATGATCAAATTTCTTTGAATACCCCAGATGTATATAAGATTTATGGTATCTTTGAGTCAGAGGACACTACTGATCCTGTTGCACCAAATATGACATTGGGACAACTTGATGGCAATACTGCAACCACTAATGATTTAATTATTGGAGAAACTCTAATTGGTCAAACAAGTGGTGCAAAGGCAATTTATTTACAAAAACTTGACGACACACAAATTTATTTTACATATTTAAACAACTCAACGTTCCTGAATAATGAAGTAATTAAATTCCAAATTTCATCTGTCAATGGTGTATCATCTTTGGTAAAACTTGGTTCAAAAGATATAACAACTGACTTTAAATTTGACGACGGACAAAGATCAACTATTTACGATTATTCTCGTATCATAAGAAAGGCAGAAGTTCAGGTCCCAGCTAAAAAAATTCGTGTTTATTATGCATCTGCAGGATATCAAAATTCTGATGACGGTGATATCACAACAATTAATTCATATGAGGGATTCGATTATGGTAAAGAACTTGGTGAAGTCGATGGATCGAGAGTCTCTGATATTATAGATGTAAGACCAAGAGTCATTGATTACTCCATATCTGAAGGTGCTAACTCACCATTTGAATTTAGTGGAAGAAGTTTTAATGACGGTCAAGATGGAAGATTACATAGTGCATCTCACGTTATTGCATCTGATGAGTCTATGACTCTTGATTATACTTACTTCTTAGGAAGAGTAGATAGAATATTTATTGATACTGAAGGGAGAATAGGTATATCTCAAGGTGCTGCAGAAGACGATCCTAAAATGCCTCCAGCCGTAAGTAATACTATGAGTATTGCTACGATATATCTGCCACCATTCCTTTATAATGTATCTAACGCTGAAGTTAGTTTCATTGAACATAAGAGATATCAGATGACTGATATTGCAAAACTTGAGCAAAGGATTAAAAATTTAGAATATTATACATCTCTCAATCAACTTGAATCACAAACACTCAATTCATTTGTAGAAGATGCAAATGGTCTTAACAGATTTAAGTCTGGAGTATTTGTTGACAACTTCTCAAGTCTTGAACCTCAGGACACTTCGATTGGTATTAGAAATAGTATTGATAGAAGAGATGGTATCCTTAGACCATCACATTATACCACTGCACTTAATCTTCAACTTGCTACTAACGCAATTAGTGGTGTTGGTACAACATCTAATACAAGTTTAGATACTCAATTCGCAGATCCTGTTGGTGTAAATGTAAGAAAGACTGGTCAAACTGTTACTCTTGATTATACTGATGTTGAATGGTTAAATCAACCTTATGCAACAAGAGTTGAAAATGTTACACCATTCCTCGTACAATTCTGGAAAGGAACCATTGAGTTGACACCAGACGTTGACGTTTGGATTGATACGACTCAAGCGGAAGTCAATAATGTAATGATGGAAGGTTCTTTCAACGGAATCGCTCAGGCACTTGGTGCAGAAGTCACAACAAATGCTGATGGTCAGAGTGTTGGTGTGACTCCAATTGTT